AAACGCAAATATTGGTAATTGGTCGGGATCAAAATATCTTGAGACACCAACAGAATCGTCTGAGAGGAGAGAGTACTTTACCTCTTTTTATGAAACAACTTCCAGAGTTTTCTAACCCGGTATTTTTGAGTTATGAGTTACTTTATCTTTACAAACAGGATTATCTGAACAGTTTAGATCTTAGTATTCCTATTGCTTGGAATGATCCTAGAGTCCATGAGATATTATCTAATGATCCTAATGACAAGTATGTACACCATGTAGAGGAATATATCTTAGATAATTGCAATAAAACTGGAGTACCATTGAAGTCATTATGAAAAAGTTAGTTATCATTACTGGGCCACAAGGATCTGGAAATCATTTTTTTAGTAGAGTGTTTAGTACTCACCCTAAGGTAGGTGGATGGAAATCTCTTTTAGATAAGTATTGGGTTCCCAGCGATGAAGAATACTTTGCAAAGTACTGGGTCAATCCAGAAGAGCTGACAGAAAAAGACTTTGAAGGTTATGATTACTGGTTAGCAAATGTAAGTTGCCCATTCTACTATGATGGAGTAAGATACATTCCAAAGGTCCAAGAATTTGCAGAAAAGGTTCAGTCTTTAGGGATTGATGTCCAAATCTGTATCATAGTAAGAGATCAAAACATCAATTCTGAACAACAAAAGAGAGTGCGTGGTGAGGTAACTTTATCGGTTGCAATGCATTATTATCAAAATAATATCATTGGGAATGGATTCAAAGTTCACTTTTTAGATAATGAAGCATTTTTCTTACATAGACAGTATTATTTAAAATGGGTAAGTGAACTTTTAGATTTCCCAATCGACTATAATAATCCTGATATTTTTAAATTTATCACTGAGGATCCTAACAAAAAATATGTTAAATATGTCAGTGATTATTGGTTAGATCAAGAGGTTTGGTATGGAATCAAGTCAAAAAAAGAAAGAGGACAATAAAACTTTTTGTATGGCTCCATGGACTCATATGAACATTGGACCTAATGGTGATGTTTATCCATGTTGTTTGATGCCTATATGTGATGTAGAAAAAAGTGCCACTGAAAATGGAGGTATCCCGACTTTAGAAGCTGTTGCTAGTGAGTGTGCCGGTGATTCTAGAGATTTCAAAATGGGTTCTCTAATGAATGAATCTCTCAGAGAGATTTGGAATGGAGAGAAGATGAGAGAACTTCGTAGAAATATGATAGCAGGAAAAGAATGTAGTTATTGTACTGCCTGTTATAAGGAAGAAGAAATTGGGCGTGGTTCTGCCAGACAGAATTTTAATAACATATATTCTAAACATCATAAGTATGTTAAAGAAACAAAGGAAGATGGAACTTTTGAAAGATTCAATGTTGTTTATTGGGATTTTAGATTAAATAATATTTGTAATTTTAAATGTAGAATGTGTGGTCCTGGATACAGTAGTGCATGGGAACAGGAGATGAGAAAAGAATTTAATATTCCAGGTGAGTATCCAAAACTTGATTTGGATACGATTTATCAGGACATTGAACCTCTATATGATATAGTTGAAGAAGTATATTTTGCTGGTGGGGAACCTCTAATTTCTGATCACCATTACAAGATTCTCAATAAATTAATTCAAAAACATAGAAATAGATCTGTCAGAATATCCTACAATACAAATTTTAGTACTTTGAAATATAAAGATAATGATGTTCTTGAGTTATGGAAAAGGTTTCCAAATTTACATATATCAATAAGTTTTGATGGTACTGGTAAAAGAGGAGAATTAATACGAAAAGGTTTTGATTGGCAAAAGTTCTTAGATAATTTTAAAATGTTTAGGAATGTGTTTCCTAATAAATCAGTATCTATAAATTGTGTCGTTCAAGCCATGAATTGTTTTCATGTTATGGACGCTCAGAAAGAACTTTATTTAAGAGGTGTAATTAATAGTTGGGATGATTTTTCTTTGTGTATTTTACACAATCCCGAGATTTTGTCTGTACTCATTCTTGATGCAGAATTAAGAAAATTATTAGGTGAAAAAATAAAATATCATATTCAAAACTATCTTGTACCTGCAAAGGCTCAAAGATCCATTAAACAATATATGTCAATCCTTAAACTGTTATCTACAGAAAAAAAAGATCATCTTATTCCCTCTTTTAGATCTTACATGTCTGCACTAGATACTATACGGAATGAGAATTCTTTAGAAGTTTTTCCTGAACTGGAGAGGATTATCAAAAATGATTGATAAAAATAAAATTGATCCTAATAATGGAGTCTTTTGTGTAGCTCCTTGGATGACTCTAAACATTAGGCAGGACGGTCAGGTTAGTCCATGTTGTGTTTGTGAATATGTTTATGGAGATATTAATAAGAAATCTTTGTGGGAAATTTGGAATGACGAACCCATTAGAAAATTCCGAGAAGGTATGATAAATGGAACACCTCATAAAAATTGTGAGGTTTGTTATAACAATCAAGCTGCTGGAAAAAGTTCGATGAGAGAAGATACAATTAGAAATTTGTGGACTCCCATCGGCGATCAATATCAAATCGATACTTTTAAAGAAAGATTTCTGACAAATACTACATCCGAATATATGGATGATTACATGATGGACATATCAAAATCATCCAATCCTCGTCGAGGAGGTGAGGTTGATGTTCGTAACTTTGTATATCAAACTAATGACGACTACTCAGTCAATGAACCTGGATTTATTTTTTGGGATTTAAAATTAAGTAATAAGTGTAATTTTAAATGTAGAATGTGTAGTTGGACTGCAAGTTCTAGTTTTGAGTTGGAACAGTTTGGTAAAATTTCTGGTAAGTGGAATGCCGCAGAAAAAACCTACGAAGAGGTAGAGCCCTATCTCGGAGTTGTAGAGCATTTATATTTTTCTGGAGGGGAGTCTATAATTATAGATGAACATTGGAAAATAATGGATAAGTTAATTGAATTGAATAGAAATAATAAAGTCACAGTCGCTTACAATAGTAACTTTAGTAATCTTGTCTATAAAGGTAGACACATTTTTGATCTATGGGATGAATTCAATAGGGAAATGCAAGTTCATATCAGTGTAGATGGTGTAGGTGCAAGAGGAGAACTAATAAGGAAAGGATTTAAATGGGATAGATTTGTTTCTCATGCGGAACAATTTAGAGAAAGGTTTAAGAGTAAAGAACACACTCACCAATTACACTTTGATTGTACAGTCCAAGCATTAAATATTTTTGACATCACTACTTTACATCAATATCTTTACGATAGTGGATTAATGCGAAATGTTGATTGGTTCTTTTTAAATTTTCTACAAACTCCAAGAGAAATGTCTGTTTGGATTTTGGATAAGAAAACTAAAGAAGCCGCAAAAGAAAATATTAGGAATCATATCAATAATTTTTTGATTCCTAATAAATCAGTAATATGTCTTGAGTTTTATGAAAGTTTATTAACCTATATCGATCTTTATCAAGAACAAAAATTGATTCCTAAGTTTTTAGATTCTATGAGAAGATTTGATAAATTAAGAGATGAAAATATTATTGAGACTTTTCCTGAGTTTCAGCGAATATGGGATGTAATCAAAGTTAAACCTAAGACTTGATTAAAATAAAGACAAGTGTTATACTATGTTCTGGATAAAAAAAATAATTATGGCTAAAAGAACTCACACGATTCAGAAGAAAGATCCGACACATACTCAAGTGTGGGAATGGAATGAAACTCCAGAACTGGTTAGACTTCTCAAAGAACTACACACAAACAAGTCTGTATCTGGTCTCAAATCCAATAACCCCGTAGTATAAAAGATAGGTTTTTTATGATTGATCCGTATTGGTTTAAAAAGAAGTGGGGTTTTGAAGATCCTGTTGCTATTGATGAACTTTATGAACGCATTTCTGAATTAGAAACTAGAATTAAAGTTCTTGAAGAGGAGAATGTTGGCACTACCAATGAACTTTATCGGATGGAGAATTCTCTTGATGCTCGCATAGATATTATTGCAGAGCATTGTGGAATTAATTACAATGTATGAACTGGACGACTTTGAGAAAGCACTCGCTCACTTCGGCACGAGAGTGGACATCATTATTGCTCTTGAAATGGGCAACAAAATTGATGCCACAGCAGCATATAAAGAAATTAAAGCAGAGCTTAAAGAACTCAAAAAAGCCAAAAAGCATTACGGAAAGGACTTGTAGTAAGTGTGGTGAGACAAAACCACTGGATGCAGATCACTACCAAATTGTAAAATACTTTAAAACTGGATACTCATATTACTGCAATGAATGCAACAAACCAAAACCCAGAGAGTAAATATTAACTTATAAATATTCTAAAGCTAGGTAAGTATTGGGATAAACTATGGCTGCCAAATTGACCGTGAGTGGAGTTGCATTTAGTGATGGTACATCGTTAACTTCAAAAAGAGGAATTATTCCTCAAGGTACTGTTTGGATTTTTTATCAAGCAAATGCACCCACGGGATGGACAAAATCTACTGCTCAAGATAATAAGGCATTGAGAGTTGTGTCTGGAAATGGCGGAGGTTCTGGAGGAACTAACGGATTTACATCTATGATGACTAGTAATTATTTTAATTACGCTGGAAATATTAGTGGTGGAGATCCAACTGGACCTCATCCTTTGACTACGGGCCAAATACCGGCACATATACACTCTATGCCTTCATCGGTCTATCAACTTAACTCTGTTCCACAAAATAATAATCCAGATGGAAGTTTTAATAGTTGGAATGGTGGTGATGTGCGCCGGCCATCGCCAGGATCATCTGGTGGATGGGTACGAAATAGTCCTGCACTAGGATCTCTTGGTAGTGGAGATGGCCATCAACACCCCATTGCTGCAGCTGCTCCTATCAATGTACCAATTTCTTTAGCAGTTCAGTATATAAATGTTATTGTGTGTAGTTTTGATGGATAAATACTTTCAATAAGATCTGTAGTTTACATTATATAATATGCCATCCGCAAGATTAACTGTCAATGGAGTAAGTTTTGGTGATAGTACCGTTTTGAATTCTAAGTACGGTATTGTTCCTCAAAGTTCTGTAGCAGTATTTTTTCAAGCAGCTGCTCCTACAGGTTGGACAAAATCCACTTCTCAAAATGATAAAGCACTTAGAGTTACCTCGGGGAGTGGAGGAAGTGCTGGAGGGACTACAGCTTTTAGTACTATTTTTCCTACATCTACTACTCCAGTATCAGTTACTGGTATACCATTAAGTGGAAGTACAGGAAATACAACTTTATCTGAAGCTCAATTACCCGCTCACAATCATCCAAATGGTGGTTTCGTTGGACTATCTCCAGGAGGCGGAGATGTTGCCAGTGGTGGTGGATGGTCTCGGACCTCTCCTAACAGTGGTCCAGGCCCTAGTTCTGGTGGTGGAAGTCATAGTCATCCTTTTTCAGGTACAGCCAGTTTTTCAGCTACTTTTGATCTTAGACTTCAGTATGTAGATGTTATCATTTGTAGTTTCAATTAATTTGTGATATAATACCATATATTATTTTGTTCATATGAAAAAAAACGAATCTGGCAATTACTGCCCTCTTCTTAAAAAAGATTGTATAGAACATAAGTGTTCTTGGTATACACATGTAAGAGGAATGAACCCAAATACAGGACAAGATGTTGATCATTGGGCATGTGCTGTAACTTGGATGCCTATGTTGACCATTGAAAATTCCCAACAACAAAGACAAACCGGTGCTGCTGTTGAGTCATTCAGAAATGAGGTTGTAAAATCAAACGACGAAAATAGACAACTATATATTGATATGATACAACAAAATGGTATTTTGCCTGTAAATATCACCTCTTTAACAAACACTACTAATACATTACCAGAGTCAGGAGAGTAAATATGAAGTTAACAATTATTCCTGTAGATAAAGCGGTGTATATAGATGAAAAGTGTTACCGTGATATTGATCTGACTTGGATTCCAGATATTGATGATAAAAAAGTCCATGCAATTCAGTGGGAAGAGATAGATGGTGTAGGAGAAGGCGAAATTGAGTTTGTAGGACCATCTGAAAATTTAAAAATAAATATCTTAGGTATAGAAGGATTCTGTAGCTTTCAAAAAGCCATAGATCAATGGAATGAAAAACAGGAAGAAGAAGAGGCTTTATACCAGGAGTATTTGGCAGAACAAGAAAGATTAAAACAAGAAGAAGAAGAAAGATTACATGCTAACTTTCTTTCTTTTAATCAAGCATATCTTCCTGTTTTAGAAGAGGAAAATGCCGAAGAAGATAGTGAAGAAGATGGTGAAAATATATTTTATGATATCGAAGAACTTTTAAAAGAAATTTAAAAATAAATTATTGATTTTATATCATGAATAAAAAATTAATTGAAAACAACTATATTGTATTACCAAATTTTATTTCAAAAGAAAGATCTTCTGAACTTTCTTTTGAATTTTTAAAGTACTCTAAAGAAAATAATTTGGAAGGCGATCCTCAAGCTCCGAATTCTTTTTCTGCGTATAACTATATGCCTCTCTTAGAATTACTTTGTGAAAAAACTCCAGAAGTATCTTCTGCAATTGGAGAAGTAGTTTTACCAACATATTCTTATGCTAGAGTATATAAACATAATAGTGTCTTATCAAAACATACTGATAGAGATGCTTGTGAGATATCTTTAACCTTACATTTGCATGGAGATTCTTCTTGGCCAATATGGATTGAAACTCCCTCCGGAGAAAGTAAATCTGTAGATTTAAGTCCAGGAGATGCAATGGTTTACCTTGGCAGAATTGCTCCACACTGGAGAGAAACATATGATGGGGAATATTATACTCAAGTATTTTTACACTATGTTAGAAGTCGTGGAGATTGTTCCTACGCTTACTTCGATAAGTTAAATGAACAAACCAAACCTAAAAGTGAAGATGTAATTGTTAATGAACCAGTTAATACAAGTTTGATTGTACCTAAAAGCACGAGAACCTTAGAAGAATATATTTTTACATTGGATAATATCATTCCAGATGAACTGTGTAATAGGATTTTAGAGGAATATTCTGAGTGTGATTCTTGGAATCCAACTTCGGTTGGATCTGGAAATGTTGAAGTTGAAATTAGAAATTGTGATGTGATAAGTTTGTCACATGATACGACTCTTTCTAGGAATTTCAATATTAGAAAAAAATTAGACGAAGATCTGTATATTTGTGCTTCAAACGCAATTAATGAGTATCGAAAAATATTTCCAGATGTTGCATCAGAAATAGATACTGGGTATGATTTATTGAGATATAAAGAGGGTCAGTTTTATACTCAACATACAGATTCATTTAAACATCAACAACGATCTGTAAGTTGTTCTTTTCTTTTGAATGATAACTATGATGGTGGTGAGTTCGCATTCTTTGATAGAGAAATTGTAATTAAAGGCTCCAAAGGATCTATCATAATGTTCCCATCGAATTTTATGTTTCCACATGAAGTGATGCCTGTAATATCCGGCACTCGATATTCAATTATTACCTGGTATGTCTGACAAACTAAAAGGAATTCCAAGTATCTACTATCTAAATCTAGATTCTGAAGTAGAGAGAAGAAAATACATGGAGAGACAATTTGAAAAATTGAATCTCAATAATGTGACAAGATTCTCTGGTTCAAATTATCTTGTGCAAAATTATGAAGAGTGGAAAGACATTTTACATTTTCCTAAGTTGATTGACGAAAAACGACATCAACTTAAGGCTTCGATCACTCTTTCTACTCTTGAGATGATCAGACACTGGTTACAAACAACAGATGAAAAATATTTAATTTTATTTGAAGATGATTATGATTTGAACTTGGTCCAATATTGGCACTTTGACTGGGAATATTTAATGAAAAATATTCCTTATGGTTGGGATTGTATTCAATTAGGATTCGAATCATCTCATTACATACAATTTTATCTACATCCAAAAGATAAGACAAGTGCTTTTGGCCCTATTTTAATCAATAGACATTTTGCTGAGAAATTAATTAATTTGCATTATGTTAAGGAAAAGTATATGTTAATTCGCAAATACGGAAGTCATCCTTTGGATAAAGCATATCAAGTTGTTGCATTGGACACTTTTCTTCCTTTTTTGGGAGTTATATATCAATTGCCTTTGATAACTCAAAATCCATATCTAGATAAAGTACCAAAGAAACATCATCTTCTTTGCAGAGATATCTATTATGATTGGTGGCAAAACAAAAGAGATAATTTTACTTTGAAAGAATTTTTCTCTTATGGAAAAGAAAATGATAGGGAAATGGTAGAATTTGTAAGGAGATCATGATTCACCATAAGCTAGAAGACATTCCTCCAATATATTATTTTAATCTTGACCATAGAATAGATCGTAAACAATATTTGGAAAAAGAATTCTCAGATTACGGAGTAAAGAACTATTGTAGAGTTAATTCTTCTAGATACTCTGTGGAAAATTATGAGGAGTGGAAATCTAAAGTTATCACTGATAAACTTAGAACACAGATATGGTTCCTTGCTACTCTGATTGATAGAATTCATGGTATAATTGATTGGTATAACTCTAATGTTTCTGAAACTTGTTTAATAGTCGAAGATGATTTTTGTCTAGAATCTGTTGAACATTGGAATTTTGATTGGAAAACCTTTGTAAGTAACTTGCCTTGTAATTGGGAGTGTATTCAACTTCATATCATTGGAGAAAAATTTTTGACAATGAACTTGTCGAAGTGGTATAGAAATAATCATTCAACTGGTTGTATATTGATTAACAGGTCATATGCACAAAAACTTATCAATCTTCATTATATAGATAATAAATTCAAATTATATTCTAATTATGGATATAATAAAAATTGGCCAGAATATCACTATCAGTCTGTAGACTTTGTTTTATATCAGGTAGGAATTACATATTCAATTCCACTTTTTACCACAAACTATACTTTTTTAAGTGATGGACTTAGAAATGGAAAAATAAATCATATGTCTAAAAATTGTGATATTTTGGTTCTAGATTGGTGGAAGAATAAATCTAAGGACTATACTCTAGATGATATTTTGTATTTGGATTCAATCAAAAGAAAACAGCTGATCATAGAAGTAAATCATGAATTTAAAGGATAAATTAAAAGGTCTTCCACCAATCATTCTTGCTACTATTGATGAGAGAAAAGATAGACAAGAATATACTGAAACTCAGTATGATTATTGGGGAATCAAAAACTATACGAAAGTTTCAGGATCTAAATATCAACTATCAACATATGAAGACTACTGGAAAGATTTAGTTGTTCTAAATCCTTTTTCTGAATATAAGAGAAGGAAACAACATATTGCAGAGATTTCTATTACTCTTGCTCACTTAATTAATATTAAAAACTGGTTAGAAACTACTAATGATCCATATGTAATCATCATGGAGGATGATTATGATTTAAGTTTCATAGAATATTGGCACTTCGATTGGGAATATTTGATGAACAATATCCCCTATGATTGGGACTGTATTCAAATGAGTTTTGAGAATGATAGAATTGTTCCCTGTTATCTACACCCCATTCTATCCGGTCATAGTACAGGAGCTTCTCTAATCAATAGGAGATATGCAGAAAAAATTATAAGTCTTCATTATAAAGACGGTAAGTTTGATCTTTCCCAGAATATTTGCAATTATAAATGGTCCGCAAAGGGAATTGAATATTATACTGGTATGGGTATGCCTAATTTTACGACAGATTATTTTCTCGGACACAATGGAAAAACTTATTGTTTGCCATTGATTTCTGTAAATCAGAATCTTGGTAGTTGGGCTCAAAATATTGATAGAAAAAATGAAAGAAAAGATTTAGAATTTTGTTATAAAGCGTATAAAAAGTGGTGGACTCAACTGAGAGATGACTACACTCTCGAAGAGTTCTTTACTTATGGTAAACCAAATGATAGAATTATTGTACCGAAAGAGTTGGAAAAAGAATTAGATCACGATATAGGCCTTTACTAAAATGTTTGAGTATGTAAACCAATTTGAATCTCAAGTCGCAGAGTTTTTTGGAGCTCCATATGCAGTGGCTACTGATTCGTGTACTCATGCTCTGGAACTTTGTTTTAGATACTTGAAGTCTGACTGGATTACCATTCCAAAAAGAACATATCTTTCTGTTCCAATGACCTGCATGAAACTTGGATTAAATTGGACTTGGAAAGAGGATGATTGGTTTGATTACTACTACTTGGGATCTACAAATATTATTGATGCTGCCGTACTCTGGGGGCAAAACACATACATTTCTAATACATTCATGTGTTTAAGTTTTCAGTTTAAGAAACACTTGAGTCTCGGTCGTGGTGGTATGATTCTTTTATCAAATAAAGATGACCGTCGTGAATTGAAAAAAATGTCCTATGATGGTCGTGATCTCAGTCTTCCCTGGGCAGAACAGGATATAACTACTATGGGGTATCATTATTACATGACTCCTGAGGTGGCAAAAACGGGAATTGAATTACTAAATGATCGGAAAAAAATTCCCGGTAAAAAATGGAGCCATAGGGATTATCCTGATCTAACAAAAATGTCGGTATTCAAATGATTGATCATATAAAACCAAAATGGAATATCGAAGACTTTTATGGTCTTAACTATATTTTAACGACTCATAAAGACGAGGAATTGGTAAAACGATACTTGGATTCTGGACATAATAAAGAGAAACTATCGATGTATAAGTATCAATTACCTAATCGTATGCCTGATTGCATAAACGAATATATTATTCCACACTTTAATTTTTGGGATAAAGTCGCTACTGCAGTTAATTACTTTAAACCTGGACAATACCTACCTCTTCACACGGATTTGTACGGCAAATATGTGGAAATAAATGATGTAGATCCGGACAAAGTGATGAGATGTATGGTAATGTTGGAAGATAGTTCTCCAGGTCAAATTTTACAAGTTAAAGATACCACATACTGTAAATGGAAAGCTGGTGATTGTTTCTATTGGGAATATGATGAAATACATGCTTTTTATAATTTTAGCATGAAAGATCGATATGCGATTCAAGTGACAGGAGTTATAAGATGAAAAGTCAAAATGAATGGGGTAAACTGAAAAAAGTTGTAGTCGGTGTCGCAGATTATGCAAGAGTCCCAGAAGTAGACTTGAGTGTTCGCACAATTAACTATGCGGATCGACAAGATGTGTCCGATCTTCCAGTAGGCCCTTATCCCCAAAAAGTTATAGATGAAACTAATGAAGACTTAGAAATTTTTGTAAATTTTCTTCAAAAACAGAACATTGAAGTTGTAAGACCAGATAAAGAAAAAACAGAGTATTATAATTTTTGTCCAAGGGATGTAATTTTCACTCATAAAGACCTTACGGTTGCAACTCCTATGCCATTGAAGTGCAGAAAAGATGCTTGGATACCAATTTTGGACCTTTTGGATTCGACTATTATTGTCCCATGTAAATATCAAGATAGTCTTTATGATCAAAATTGTATAGGTGATAAAGACACTCTTGCTCTTACAGAAGTAACACCCGCATTTGATGCTGCAAACATTATTCGTGCAAATGATGACATTCTTTACTTAGTTTCTAATAGTGGTAATGTCGCTGGAGCTAATTTACTTCAGGAAATGCTCCGAGATCGTGCAAAAGTACATCTTCTTCAAGGTGTTTATAGTTATATGCACATCGACACTACTATTGCATTTCTCCGTGAGGGGTTAATGTTATTAAATCCAGAAAGAATTAAATCGGTTGATGTTCTTCCAGAAGTTTTTAGAAATTGGGATGTTGTTTGGTGTCCAGAACCAATAGACATTGGGCATCATCCTGGATATAATCATGCATCTGAATGGTGCAATATGAATATATTCAGTATAAATCCAAATTTAGTTGCATTAGAAGAACGCCAAGAACCTACTAGAAAAGAGCTAGAAAGACATGGTATTGAATGTGCGATGCTCCCTATGAGACATGGGAGAACTTTGAGCGGAAGTTTTCATTGCGTGACTTTGGATTTAGAAAGAGAATGTTAATACTGAGTGTTCATCTTGGCCATGATTCTTCGATATGCATTTTGAATAATGGCAGTTTAGAAAAATATTTTCTCATAGAAAGACTTACAAGGAGAAAACATGATTATAATGAACAAGTACTTTTAAATTTAGTAACTAGTATTTCTAATAAATTAAGAAAAAAATTGGATATAATTTGTATATCTAATTTTAATCCTCCACAAGGAGATGAGTTTATAAAAACAATATTTGAACGGTGCCAAGAATATAATCCAGATGTAAGATTGATACTTCAACAAGATCACCATTTAAATCATGCTTCCCTTTCTTTTTATAATAGTAAATTTGATAAAAGTTTGGTAGTTGTAGCTGATGGATCTGGATCGGAAATAACGCCCAATATGGTGGAAGTAGAAAGTATTTTCATATTTAACAAAGTAAAAAATACATTAATTCATAAGAATACTGTAGAATCATTTTCATCATACGACTTTCCTTGGAGTAAGGTAGGTGTGGGTGGATTATATGATATAACCTCGGTACTAATCGGGAATACTCCTGATGATTGTGGAAAAACAATGGGTCTTTCTTCTTATGGATCTTCTAATGAGTTATTTAAAAATTTACTCGTGCAAAAAAATCCAGATATAAGTCCAGTTAAAGAAATAACAACAGATAATTATCAGTTATATGCGGATTTTTGTTATGAAGTTCAACAACAAACTCAGAAAGCGGTTGGAGATTTAATAGAAGATTCAATAACAAAGACAGGAATTAAGAAAGTGTGTATTTCTGGTGGTTACGGTATGAATATCATCGCAAATTACTATTATTTGCAAAGATTTCCAGGTGTAGAATTTTATTTTGAACCGATGTGTAATGATAATGGCATTAGTATAGGTGCAGCAATGAATGCACATGTCGAATTAACAGGTAAAATTCCTGATCCTATTGAAACTACATCCTTTCATGGAATACATCATGATATTTCCTCATATGAAGGTATAGAAACATCGATGGTGAATATTGCTAATTTATTATATCAAGATAAATCTGTTGCTGTTTATAGTGGTCTTGCAGAATCTGGTCAAAGAGCTTTGGGAAATCGTTCCATACTTTTTAATGCATTAAATCCAAATGCAAAAGATATTGTAAATAAGATTAAAAGAAGAGAGTGGTATCGCCCTTTTGCTTGTGTAGTATTGGAAGAAGATTCTAATATTTACTTTGATATGGGTAAAGTTAAATCTAGTCCTTTTATGACTATATGTTTTCCAGTAAGAGAAAAATATGTTAAAATATTATCTGGAGTAACACATATAGATAACACATGTAGAATTCAAACCGTATCTAATGGGTATCTATACGAACTTTTGCAGGAATTCAAAAAACTATCTGGTCATGGAATACTTTTGAATACTAGTTTTAATTTAGCTGGAGAACCGTTAGTAGAGACTCCAACAGATGCGATTAAAACCATGAATAATTCTCATTTAGATTATATTTGGTTAGAAGAAACACAACAACTACTCAGTAAATAAATGGAAAAACAACTTCACGAATCTGGATTAAACATCATTGAAAATCCTGATGGATCTTTTGCTTTTGAATGGGATCCAAAAGACGAACGATGGTCTTGGTTAAATGACTTGACAGATGACCAAATTAAGACTATCATAGAGGAAATGATTGATAACCCGAAATTTCTGGAGAGTATCGCAGATGGCCACAAACAATAAAGTTTGGGAAGTGATGAACGATCTTGAGATGGTAACATCCAAGATTGTATCTGCTCGTGAGATCATTGATACTGCAGCAGACGCAATTCAAAAGAATGATTCTGATAAGGCAGAAACTCTTGCGATGGCGGCATATGAGTTTCTTGGATATTATCTGGAAGAGTTTGATGAGAAGTTCAAACTTGCCTGGAATGAGACTGTAAAGAAACAAAAGAGTGAGTCTCATTGGGAAGAAAGTTATTTGCAACTTCACAATAGATTCAAAAGATTTGCTAGATACACAGATCAAGAACTTGATGAAATGTGTGATAGTAAAGAAAAAGAAGAGGATGATGGTATGCGTCCTTGGGGTCACAGTGATATGGAGTATCTTATTGCAAATAAGAAACAACCTCAATATCAATATACTGCAACTGGTGAGAAGTGGGATCTTTATGATGAGGTTATGAAAGAAAGAGAATACTATGAACCCACTCAAGCACCCCTGAGTTGTGATAGAAATGATCCATCACCTGAATGTAAAGGTGCTTGGAATTCTTTCTGGGAGGAGAACTATTATCCAGAAGAACATCAACAATATACTGAAAAAGAACTGAATGCAATGTGTGACAAGGCAGAATTAGACGCTCAACTAGAAGAAATTCGTAAAGCGGGTGGGTATGAATGGACACCTCTTCCAGTTAAGACTGAAGAATCTCCCGTAAATAGTGAATCTCATTCCAAATATTACTATGATTACACTCGTAATGATCCAAACCGTTTGAATCCTTTCAGTGGTAAGGTTTATGAATCTCCTGACGGTGGAAAAACGGTTTATGCTCGTAATCCTGGGGAAACTAAAAGAGAACTCGTAAAACAAGAAACTCCTAAAAAGAAGTGGGTTCTTCCTGTAGAAGAATGTAAAGATGTCGATACTGATAAAACTGATTATTTCATTACCTTTCCCAATGACCTGTTAGAAGCAGCAAAACTGAAAGAGGGTGATGAAGTAAACTGGGTAGATAATGGTGATGGTTCTTTTAAGATTGTAAAAGTGCTTCAACCACTTGGACCTGATGAGTGCTGATGTATACACTTGAAATGCTAAAGTTCCTGGCACCATTTGCTGGGGCTCTGTGTATGGAGAACTTTGTTTATCGTCAGGGAGAACTCTGCAACATTAGGGATTATCCCGCAAATGTGGTAAAATATGATAAACAAGACCCCAAGAATGCCTGCTACAAGGATGGCATCTTTTATCCCCGTTGTAAAGACTTGGATAATCCAGAGGTTCTCTATTATCACAATCTACTCTATGGGCAAAAATGACTAACTATGATATACTTGTTGATGCTATCTCAAACGAGATGTATCTTCTAAATGTTTCTCACGAAAGTTGGGACGAGAAAGCAGCAAAGAAAACATCCAGAAGAATTCTTGAAATTGTAGAAGAATTCCAACAAAAACGATCAACTCTTACTCTTTAATTATGGCATTATCCGAATCTGTTGAAACTAGTCTAAGAGAAGCAGAACAATCTCTGCGTAACGCACTTGCTTATGCTGCTCGTCAAGAGAAACCATTTGTTGGGAAACATATTGCAGAGA